AGATCGGCAGTTCCGGCGATGCCGCGCAGATCGGCAGTTCCGGCAGATACGCGCAGATCGGCAGTTCCGGCGATGCCGCAAGAATTGTGATCGAGAATGTCCACGGTGTAGCGGCGGCTGTCGGCAAGCGTGGGAAGATCAAGGCTCCCGTTGGTACATGGTGTACGCTCGCCGAGTATGGCAAATGGGACGGAGAGGGATACCCCTGCATCTGCGTGAAATCATATCAGGTGGACGGCGAGATCATCAAAGCGGATGTGTTCTACACCCTCCGCAACGGTGAGATCGTAGAGGCGGAAGAATGAACCGAGAAGTAATGTTCAGTTTCGCCACTGACGAATGGGCGACGCCGCAGGAGTTCTTTGATGAGCTGAACGGCGAATTTCATTTTACTCTTGACCCGGCGGCGAACGAAGCAAACCACAAATGCGAGACGTTCTTCACAAAAGAACAAAACGGGCTCACTTGTCCGTGGGGAGGCCACACGGTGTTCTGCAATCCACCTTACGGGCGCGAGATCGGAAAGTGGGTGCAGAAAGCGTGGGAGGAACACAAGACGAGCGGAAACACCGTCGTTATGCTGCTTCCGGCTCGGACGGATACACGATGGTTTCACGAGTTCATCTATGGCAAAGCCGAGATTCGTTTTGTTCGCGGGCGTCTGAAATTCGGAAACGCAACAAACAGCGCACCGTTTCCGAGCATGGTTGTTGTTTGGGGAGGTGATACCCGATGATCTACATCGGCATAGACCCCGGCAAGAACGGCGCTCTTGCCATTCTGAACGGGGAGGAAGTCCAGACGTTCCGGTACGACCGCGACACCTACCGATGTGTCCTATCCGATCTGCGCGGCGAAAAGGCGGTGTGCTGCTTGGAGCACGTCGGCGTGATGCCGAAGAACGGAAGCGTGTCCATGTTCCACTTCGGGGAAAACTTCGGTTGGCTGCAGGGCACGTTGGAGGCGTTCGGCGTACCCTATGAGCTGGTCAAGCCGCAGAAGTGGAAGAAGGAATTTTCCGTCACGGCGGACAAGAACACGTCCATAGAGGTCTGCAAGCGGCTCTTTCCCGGCGTGAATCTCATCCCGCCGGGCTGCCGCAAGGAGCATGACGGAATGGCGGAATCTTTACTCATGGCGCTCTACGCCAAGCGGAGGCTCGGATGAAACGAATTGACCTGACCGGGCAGCGCTTCGGACGCCTGACGGTCATACGATACGACCACTCCGAGCACGACGGCGCACACTGGCTCTGCAAATGCGATTGCGGAAACGAAAAGGTTGCCGCCGGGTATTCCCTGCGGAGCGGAAACACAAAATCCTGCGGCTGTCTGAACTCCGACGCTTCGCGGGCAAAGCTCGAAAAAGCAAGGGAAGCTCTGAAAGCAAGACCGAGAAAAGACCTGACAGGTCAGCGGTTCGGGCGGCTCGTCGTTCTCGGCCTTGCCGACGTGCCGGACAGGAAGGGATTCATTTTCTGGCGCGTCCGGTGCGACTGCGGAACGGAAAAAACGGTCATGCAGAACAACATCATTTACGGGCAGACGCGTTCCTGCGGCTGTCTCTCCAACGAAATGAGAGCGGCAAGAGCCGAACACATGAGGCAGGGCAGAAAGCCGAAAAAAGCGCCTGTGGAAGTCAGGAAGCCGAAAAGCGAAAAAACGGCCCCTGTCCGAAAGGTTTACCCAACAAGAACCGCCGCAGAGTTTTTCCGCTTCTCAAAAGCGCACGGATGCAGCATGTGCGCGGATAGGAAGGACTGCGACATGACATTCTGCAAATACGAAAAGGAGCTGACATTGTGAACGAAAAACAAGAAAAGAAACGCCGGTACAACCTACGCCTTGAGTACATCGCGCGTTTCAACAAGTGGCTGGACAACGAGCCGCCCCAGTGGCGCTTTATCCGCTGGCGCAAGTGGAAGAACAGCCGGCCAGTATGGGAGGACGCGGCATGACCTACGAAGAAGCAAAACGAATCCTTCACCCGGACACTACGCGGGAAGCGCTTGCCGAGATCGAGTTCTTAGGAGGTTTCAAAGGCAAGGAGAAATTGCAGGATGCGGTAGACGAGGCTTGCCTTATGGCGTGTGAGGCGCTGGACAAGCAGATGCCGGAGCCACCGGTTGTGTTAAACCAAAAAGGCTCTAAGCACTTTTACTGCGTGGATTGTGGCATGAGATTTGTGTCCGAAATTAACGGGGAGCTCTGCGCTGGGAGAAAAACCCGCTTCTGCCCTAATTGCGGACAGGCGATTGATTGGGAGGGCTGACAATGGAGAAGATTAAACCTTGCCCGTTCTGCGGCGGAGGCCTGTACATAAGGGCGATTACATTCAGCGATACATGTTGTACAGCCGATGAAACAACGACTGAGTATGTCAAAAAATATCGCGCAATATGCGACAATGTGCTCTGCTTATGCCACCCACAAACACGGCTTTTCTCTACGCCGGAAAAAGCAATCAAAGCATGGAATAGGAGAGTTGACAATGTCTGAATACACGAAAATGAAAACAGCGCGGACGATCATCTGCGAATTATGCAACGAGCTCTATCCAGACGATCCTTGCGAATCGGCAGACTGTGACTGGCTGCGGATGCTCGAAGAGGACGCGCTTTCCTGCGACAACTGCAAATGGCTCGGCAAGCGTCACCAGAAGTGCTCCTGCTGCCGGAGAAATTTTGGCATGAAAGACAACTATGAGGGGAAAACGCCATGACACACAAAGACTTTTCAACGATTCAGCGCATGTTAGGCTTCATCGAGGGCGCTATATTTGGCCTCGACGAAAGCGTAAGCTGCGGCATTCTCGACGCTATTGAAGTTATCGACACAACGCTTGAAAAAGAAGTTCGGACGGATGGAGGCGATGACAATGACTGAATACATAAAGCGCGAGACGGTGATTAACCATCTGGACGCTTGCATGGATACGATTTGGAAGCCGGAAATTGTCGCATTGAAGTGCTTTGTTGAAGGGATTCCTGCTGAGAAAACCGCTTGTCACAACATAGCCCATGCGCTGTTCTGCATAGCCGATGCGTTATGGCTCGCGGTCATAAGCAAGATTTTGGGATGGTGGTAAACATGAACGACTGTGAATCCTGCATCAACTATCCGCCGAGCGCTGCGGACGGGAAGCCCTGTTGCTTCTGCGATTCGAGAGACCCGCTGCTGAATTGCTATCAGAGAAAGGATGAACACAATGACGAACCGTGAGAAAATCGTGCGCGACCTTTGCAACTGCGATATATCCGCCTTGTTAGTCTATATTGCGCAGATGAAAGAATGCGTTTTCCCGGATAAGCTCAACTGCACCGTCTGCCCATTTTTCCACCTTTGCATGTTCGTAGAGTTTCCCGAGGAGGACATAAGAAAATGGCTCGAAAGCGAGGTAGAAACTGATGTATGAAGAAAAAATCATCTGGCACGAGATCACAACACGCCCGTTGACAGAGGAAGAAAAAGCCGAGTACGCCGAGCGCGGGTACGCTGACTATGAAATCCCGGAATATATATTTTCCTGCGAAATGCCGGATGACGGGCAGAATATTCTTATCGCCACAATCTTTGGAGTGTCGCAGGATATGTGCATGAGCGACCGCGACGAATACGGCGACAAACTGTTTGAGCTTGAAGAACATGGCGACTGGGACGGCGTGAAAGCATGGGCGGACATGCCGAAGTATAAAGGCGGTGACATCGATGCATAAACCATGCTACGGCAAATGCCATCGCTGTGTGTGGCGGTGGAATGGGGGGTGTTCGGAATGGCAATGACGGATTTGGAGCAGACCGCAATGGAGCGTCTACGTCTTGCATCGCAAATGTCAATAAAACTGCACAAGAAGCCGTTGCTTTTGACAGACAGCGGCGGCAAAGATAGCGCAGTAATCTGCAAGCTTGCCGAAAATGCCGGAATCCCGTTTGAAATATGCCACTCCCATACGACTGCGGACGCGCCAGAAACAGTATATCACGTGCGAAAACGCGCCAAAGAGTACGAAGAAAAAGGCATCAAGTACACGATAATTCTTCCGACATATCAGGGGAAACGCACTTCGATGTGGGACTTGATACCGAAGAAACTCATTCCGCCGACGCGAATTGCACGATATTGCTGCGCGGTATTGAAAGAAACAGCAGGCAAAGACCGATTCGTCGTCACAGGTGTCCGGTGGGCAGAATCTACCAAAAGAGCAACAACCAGTGGGGCGCTGGAAGTGCAAAATTCTGACCGCAAGAAAAAACTAATCCTAAACAATGACAACGAGGAAGACCGACAGCTTTTTGAAAATTGCCAGATGAAAGGCAAGCGTGTCTGCAATCCCATCATCGACTGGACGGATCGTGACGTGTGGGATTACCTTACCGATCAAAAGGTCGAAGTGAACCCGTTGTACAACGAGGGCTTCTGCCGCGTTGGTTGCGTAGGATGCCCAGTGGCTAGGAAAAATCGTTACGCCGAATTTGCTCGATATCCTGCATATCAAAGGAATTACATACGAGCTTTCGAGCGAATGCTCGAAGCGCGAAAAGCCAGCGGGAAGGCTAACGATATGCGCTGGGGAACAGGAGAAGACGTGTTCCACTGGTGGATGGAGGACGGCGTTCTTCCTGGACAAGCAAACATTTGGGAGGATTATGACAATGCGCTTGATTGACGCTGACGATCTGCTTGCTGAATACGACCGGCAGCACGAAGGAGAGCCGGGGAAAGCCCGAAAACTGATAGAGGATGCGCCCACCGTTGCCGCTGTTCCCGTGTCCAAAATCCTCGCCTTGCGCGACGCTCTCTACGAAGCCGATGCTGTCACAATGCGAGGACTGCGCAATCTCAATATGCTGATCGCCAAATATGAAGGAGGAAAAGACCATGCGCTTGATTGACGCAGAAAGCCCGCAGAACGGAATATACGTTTCCGATCTCGTAATCGAGGAAATGAAAAAAATTCCGACAGTCGATATTGACCGCCCCACCCGCAGCCAGTTTAAGCGCATGGCGGTGCAGCTGGGGTATGAAAAGGTTGTGCATTGCAAGGACTGCAAACACCGAGACCCGGAAGACGAGCGGTGTGATTGTGGATGCTGGCACACACCGTTCACAACAAACGATAATGATTTTTGTAGTTACGGAGAAAGGAAGAACAATGGCAGCGAAGATCGTGCGTGACAACTGCAAGGACTGCGCTTCCAGCTGCGAGCACGCCGGAAAAGACCGGGAGTTTGTTTGCGTAAAAGGCGCCTCCTGCAAAACCGTAAAGCCAAAGCTGGAGATGGTCGCTGTTGTGCGGTGCAAAGACTGCAAGCACAAAGACACATGGCAAGAATCAAAAATACGTGATTGGTTCTGGTGTGGCGTAAGTGGATTGCAGGTCGTTGAAGATATGGACTTTTGCAGCTACGGAGAAAGGAGAACCGATGAGCAGTAAATCAAAACGCAAGCCGAAATACGTATCCATGCACAAGGCCGTGTCCATCGCCATGACGATCTTCGTCTGGGCGTGGATGTCCTGCTTCAATCCTACGCAGGAGGACGTGAACCGCATGTCCGACGAGGTGCGCAACATCCGCGAGAGCGTGAACAGCAAGAACCTCAACATCTGGGAAGTCAGAGACGCCATAAAGGACGAGTTCGGGTGGGAAACATGATGAACTGCCCGAACTGTGGAGCTCCGATCACCGGGAGCGTGTGCGAGTATTGCGGAACAAGACACGGGATTAGGGTCTTCGTTTCCGCGCCGCCCCCGCCGCAGATGCTCTGCGATACGCTCTTGCTTTCACGTCAAATGCAGCAATGCAGCAGTACGGAATTTGAAAATCTGCAAACGAGGCTCGCAAGAGAGGCCGCGAACGCTTCGGAAATCCGCGCTTATAAATTCACACGATAAAAAGAAAAACGCTGCACAGAGCGTTTAACATTGAATGACGAGGTGAGAAAGTGAACGAACTCTGGAAAATGAAATGCAAGGCCGACCTCTTCAACCTGCGGAAAAACGAGGCGGCGATCCAGTCCATACCGGAGGAGATCGACATGGAGCGCGACCGCATGACATCCATCAAGAGCGCAGCCACGGGAACGGCCCCGGTGCAGGGCGGCGGCACATCGTACGAGGAACGTATGAACAACAGCATCTGCCTGATTGATTTGCTTTCCGACAATCTGCGTTTTGCAGAATCGGAAGTGCGCCTGACGAAGAAAGCCCTTGCCGCGCTGACAGAAGAGGAACGGCGAATCCTGGAAGTGCTGTACATCGACAAGCAGAGGGACGGCGTTGATCGGCTGAGCAATGAGTTGGGCTGCGATGAGCGAACGGTATGGCGCAAGGCGACACGAGCGCTTGAGGGGTACAATATTGCACGGCACGGAGGAAGGTAAATTGTCAGTATTCTGTCAGTGACATTCCGGAAAACCCGTGATATAATGTTAATAAGCAAAGCCACGCAGAGACGCCGGACGATCACCGAGCGCCAAAGCGTGGCTTTTTATTTTGGGCGAAGCCGAAAGGCGGGAAAGCCGTACGCAGCGGAGGGGGCGGCGGAGATGGAGAAGATTATGGACGTTAAGAATATTCCAATCAAGGAAATCGTGCCGTATGCGCGAAACGCGAAGAAGCACGATAAACGGCAGATCGACAACGTGGCGGAGAGCATCCGGCAATACGGATTTGTCCAGCCTGTAGTAATCGACCGCGACGGCGTGATCGTCATCGGGCATTGCCGCGTTCTGGCGGCGAAGAAGTTGGGAATGGAAGCCGTTCCGTGCGTCTGTGTAGACGATCTAACGCCGGAACAGGTCAACGCCCTGCGCCTCGTTGACAATAAGACCAACGAGAGCGATTGGGACATGGATCTTCTGTCGATGGAGCTGCCGGAGATCGACCTGTCCGCGTTTGATTTTGACTGGGGATTGCCAGAAATCACAGAAGAAGTTATTGAGGACGAAGCACCCGAAGTTGACGAGGATGCAGAGCCGATTACAAAGCTGGGCGATATTTGGAAGTTGGGAAGACATAGGCTGATGTGCGGGGATAGCACCGATAAAGAGACGGTGCAAGCATTGATAGACGGTGCAAGCATTGATATGGTTTTTACAGACCCTCCGTACAATGTTGCATTTAATGGAAGAAGTGGAAAGTTTGATGTTATCGAAAATGACGATTTGGCAGATGATGACTTTGAAAACTTTATTTCTGCTGTTTGTGATGTAATTAAGTTTATTGCACCGAAGCACTATTATGTGTGGTGCAACTGGAAGTTCTATGCAACACTTCAAACAAAGTTAGATTTTAAGTCTTGTATTGTTTGGGCAAAGAATGTGTTTGGGCTTGGGAAGGGATACAGACATCAACACGAATTTTGCTTATTTAATGGCGAGATTGACGATAGCGTTAAAAACGAGAGCGATTTGTGGGAAATTGCGAAGGACACAAACTATGTGCATCCAACACAAAAACCCGTTGCACTTATTGGCAGGGCGCTGAAAAACCATAAGGGAGTAAAAACCGTGCTTGACTTGTTTGGTGGTAGTGGATCTTCTTTGATAGGTTGCGAACAGTTAGACCGCACTTGCTATATGATGGAACTCGACCCGAAGTATTGCGATGTCATTATCAAACGATGGGAAAAATTCACTGGCGAAAAGGCGGTGCTTTTGAGTGACGATTGAAGAAGCGAAAGCAATCATAGCGAAAACGAACAGCCCGTATCTAAAACGGGACATGCAGAAATTCATTCGGCGCCAGCGAAGAAAGGGTGGCGATTATGGCAAAGACAGGAAGGCCGAGAAAAGAAATCGATCAAAAACAGTTTGAAAGCCTCTGCGGTCTGCAATGCACGATCTATGAGATATGCGACGCTTTCGAGGTTTCGGAAAAAACCCTCGAGAGCTGGTGCAAAAGAGTTTATGGAGATACTTTTTCCAAGGTTTTCGAGCAAAAGCGCGGGCGTGGGAAAATATCGCTCCGCAGAATGCAATGGCGTTTAGCCGAAAAGAACGCCACGATGGCGATCTTCCTCGGCAAACAGTACCTCGGCCAGCGTGACAACGTAGACGTGAACGTCACAAACACCGAGGGGCTATCCCTGGACGAATTGGAAACGATGGTGATCGGCTTTGACGCGGGAAGCGGCGATAGCAATTCTCCTGAATGAGCCGGTAAAGATCGGCTATGCCGTCGGCTTTGACAAGTTGACCGCGCTGCATAACCGCTGGATCATTGATATGATCCGCGGCACGCAGGACAAGACCTTACAGGCGCATCGCGGGTCGTATAAAACGACGTGCGTTTCCATCGCCCTCGCATGCATTTTCGTTTTGCTGCCGAACAAAAAGACGTTGTTCCTCCGCAAGACGGACGCGGATGTAAAAGAGGTCATCCGCCAGGTACGGAACATTTTGCTATCCCCGCCCATGCAGGAGGCGGCACGGCTAATCCACGGGAAGGATATGGTTCTCATCACGCAGACGGCGTCGGAGCTATCGTCCAATTTGCCCGGCGACAGCAAAGGCACATCGCAGCTCGTGGCGATGGGCATAAACGGCAGCATCACCGGCAAGCACTTTGACCGCATCTTCACGGACGACATTGTCAACGTGCAGGATCGCACGAGCAAAGCCGAGCGCGACCGCACGAAGATCGTTTATCAGGAACTGCAGAACATCCGAAACCGCGGCGGGCGCATTTTCAACACCGGTACGCCGTGGCACAAAGAGGACTGCTTTTCTCTCATGCCAAACATCGAGCGGCACGATTGCTACTCAACTGGCCTTATTTCCAAAGAGCAGCTGCAGATCATCCGGGAGGCTATGACAGCCTCCCTTTTTGCCGCAAACTATGAGCTTCGGCATATCGCGTCCGATGATGTTATTTTCACCTCGCCCCAAACGGGCGCAGACCCGGCTCTCGCCGAACAGGGCATCTGCCACATCGACGCCTCCTACGGCGGCGAGGACGGAACCGCGTTCACCATCTGCAAGAAATCCGGCGGCAAGTATTACATCTATGGTCGCTTGTGGCAAAAGCACGTTGACGACTGTTTACCGGAGATCATCCGCCTCCGAAAGGCGTTCAACGCCGGGATCATATACTGCGAGCGCAACGCGGACAAAGGCTACCTTGCCAAGGCGCTCCGCGACAAGGGCGAGCGCGCCGATACCTACCACGAAAAGACAAACAAATTTGTCAAGATCACGAGCTATTTGAAAAGCGAGTGGAAAAACGTGGTATTCGTCGCCGGGACGGACGCGGAATACATCAACCAGATATGCGACTACACAGAGAACGCCGAGCACGACGACGCGCCGGACAGCGCCGCGTCCATCGTGAGGAAATTGTGGAATAAAAAGGACACGGAATACGTCCCGCTGTGGATGTAAGGAGGAAATATGTACACCTATCAGGACTTACTCGCCGCGGGAGGATCGCTCGACGCGAGGACGACGTTCATCAACAACGCCATCGCCGAGCACACCGGCAGCAAGGCGTATAGAACGGCGGCAGACGCCGAACTGTACTATAACGGCGAAAACCCGACCATTAGCAATTACGAAAAGATCCTTTATGATTTGCAGGGCAAGGCGCACCGCGACATGTTCACCGCAAATCACAAGCTGGCCTCTTCTTTCTTCCGCTTCAACGTGAACCAACAGGTGTCCTATCTGCTCGGCAACGGCGTCACATTCGCCGACAAGAAAACGGCGGACAAGCTCTGCTCCGATTTCGACCAGGAGGTCATGACCGCCGCGAAGTACGCACAGATCGGCGGCGTTTCGTTCGGCTTCTGGGATCTGGAACACCTCAGAGTGTTTCGCCTGACGGAGTTTGTGCCGCTCTATGACGAGGAGACGGGCGCGCTCTCCGCCGGTATCCGCTTCTGGCAGCTCGCGCCGGAAAAGCCGAAGCGCGTGACGCTCTATGAGCTGGACGGCTTCACCGAATACATCCAGTGCGAGGGCGAGCCGATGACAATCATGCAGGACAAGCGCGCCTACAAACAGGTCGTGCGAACGTCCGAGGTCGGCGGTACGGAAATCCTCGACGGAGAGAATTACCCCGGTTTTCCCATCGTTCCGCTGTTTAACAACGAACGTGGTTTGTCCGAGATCGTCGGCAAGCGCAACACCATCGACGCCCTCGACCTCGCCGCCTCGAACATGGTGAACAACGTAGACGAGGGCAACCTCATCTATTGGGTGCTCACCAACTGCGGCGGCATGGGCGACCTCGACGACGCCCGGTTTGTTGAACGTCTGAAAACCACGCACGTCGCCCACGCGGACGGCGACGACGGCGCAAAGGCCGAGGCGCACACCCTCGAAGCGCCGTATGCCGGAACGAACACGACGATTGACATGCTAAAAAAGAAGCTCTTCGATGACTTCCAGTGCTTCGACAGAGAGGCCGTATCCGCCGGAAACCAGACGGCGACAGCAATTAAAGCCGCTTATGTGCCGCTCGATCTAAAAACGGATATGTTCGAGGCGCAGGTCACGCGCTTCATTGCCGGCATCCTCTCCCTGCTCGGCATCGATGACAAGCCGACCTACACGCGAAGCCAGATCATCAACCGGCAGGAGGAGACGCAGAGCCTCATCCTCGCCGCGCAGTTCTACGATGAGGAATACATCATCAAAAAGCTGCTCACCATCAACGGCGACGCCGACCAGTTCGACGATCTCATGCAGCGCCGGGACAATGCGGCGGTCAACCGCCTCGGTTTGGATGAATGAAGCGCGACGAGGGGCGCCGCCTGACGGATGCTGAGCTGGAGGCGCTCGAAAAGCGCATCCGGGAGATGTACGGCGGCGCGGCAAAAAACCTCCAGCAGATCATTGACGAGTATTTCGCCAACTTCCGCCTCCGTGATGAGGAAATGCAAAAGCTCATCGGAACGGTCGTAAACGGACGCGAGTGGACGGAGGAGGACTACAAACAATGGCGGCTCGCCCAGATGGGCCGCGGCGATCGCTTTGAAGTCCTGCGGGACAAGCTCGCCGAACGATTGACCAACGCAAACGAGGTCGCCATCTCCTACGTCAACGACGCCACGCCCGGCATATACACACTAAACCGCAACTATGCCGCGTATGAAGTCTCCGACGCGGGCGGCGATTTCACCCTCTACGATGAGCAGACCGTCCGCCGCCTGATCGTTGAGCAGCCGGATTTAATGCCGTATTATCCAAAAGAGAAAGCCGTCCGCCGCGGCATCGACCTCGCGTTTGGAAAGAAGCAGATCACCAACGCTGTCACATCCGGCATCTTGATGGGGCGAAGCAGCCGCGGCATTGCTGCCGACCTTCGCCGCCGCATTATTGACATGAGCGTCGAGAGCGCCATCCGCGCCGCGCGTACCGCCGTCACCGCCGCCGAAAACGGAGGCCGACAGGCGACGTATGAAAAGGCCGCGGAAATGGGGATCGAAATGCAGCGGGAGTGGATCGCCACAAAGGATCATCGCACCAGAGAATGGCACGGAATGGCCGACGGTCAGCGTGTTGGCGTTGACGAGGCCTTTACCGTCGGCGGCGAGAAGCTCATGTTCCCCGGCGACAGATCGCACGGCGCGTCCGGTTGGAATATATATAACTGCCGCTGTGCTGTGCGCGGTGTCATCAAAGGCAACGGGCGAAAGAGAGAAACATACAGCGATTGGCTCAAGCGGCTCGACGATGAGGCGGCAGCAGCAAACGCCGCGGATGACACGGAGGCGCTGAAATTCTTCGGCGCAGACGCCAGGGATGACTTGAATAAAATAGCATCCGGCGGTATAATACGCTTACAAAATGGCTTTGCCGCTTTCCCCAAAGACGACCAGCTCGCAGTAAATATCAAAGCTGTAAAGCCGTTAAAAACGTTCTTTGATGTTGCCATGCACGGATCGCCTACCGCCGTAGGATACGGAACAAAAGAGCCCAATATGTCCCCACGCTTGCTCGCGTCCGTCATTCGCCATATGGACGGCTGGAATAAGCAGAACATTCGGCTGCTTTCATGCAGCACCGGGAAGCAGACCGGAGAAGAATACTGCTTTGCGGAAGAGCTTGCAAACGCCCTCGGCGTTATTGTTAAGGCACCGAATGACGAGGTTTTCATAACAAAATCTGGGATTATTTATGTCGGGAAACACAAGGAAGGGAAAATGAATCCGTTCTACCCGAATCAACGGAGAAGGAGGAAGTGAACATGGATTTTGGCTTTTTCAAAGGCTTGCCGTATGAAGGAAGCACAGAAAATTTTGACGATTACAAGAGATTCAAAAACGATATTCCAAAAGACAAAGTCATAGAGCATATAAATTCGGTTGAGCTTGGCTTGACAACGCTTCCATCCAAAGACTTTTTCACCGGAGAAGAGCTTCATGCCGGTATGTTCTGGGACGGAGATTTCACGTTCCCTTACGAGTTTCTCCACTACTACGAAAACTACGACATCGGCATTCCGCCGGAATACGAGGAATACCTGAAAAGCATCGGGGTTGGTTGACAATGCCGTTCGTCTACAAGCTCTATGACAACGCCGCCGATGTCCTGAAAGCCACCGCCGAGCAAAAGCTGCGGGCGCTCGAAGCCGTAGGAATACAGGCCGAGGGCGACGTAAAGGACGAGATCACCGACCTCGACGCGGTCGATACAGGACGCTTGCGAGCCAGCATAGCCCATCAGGTAGACGGGGATTCCGTCGAGGTCGGCACAAACGTCGATTACGCGGTATACGTCCACGAGGGAACCGGCAAATACGCCATCGGCGGCGGAACGCCCAAGGAACGCTGGGTTTACCGCGACGAGTTGACCGGAGAGTTCCGCATGGGCTACCCGCAGCGGCCCCGGCGTTTCATAAAAAATGCGATTGAACGGTACACCGATGACTACAAGGAGATCATCAAGGAATACCTCAGCAAATAACCGAATAAAGAAATCAGCTTACAGCGATGCACCGCCGTAGGCTGATTTTTTTACTGCCGCTTTTTTAAGCGGCTTTTTTACTACTCCGCGGCGACGCACCGCCGCGAAAGAATGAAAAGGAGTAATCATCATGGCACTCACCAGAAAAGCCCTCAAGGCAATGGGGCTCACCGACGAGCAGGTCGATTCCATCGTCGAAATGCACGTCGAAACCACCGACGCGCTAAAGGAACAGCGCGATCAATTCAAGGCGGACGCGGAAAAGCTCCCGGCTGTACAGGCCGAGCTTGACGCGCTCAAAGCTAAAGGCGACGACGGGTACAAATCGAAATACGAAAAAGAGCACTCCGATTTCGAGGCATACAAAGCCGACGTCACCGCAAAGGAGAGCAAGGCGGCAAAAGAAAAGGCCGTCCGCGCCTACTTTGAAAGCAAGAACATCACCGGCGGGAACCTCGACCTCGCCATGCGTGGCTGCGGCGAGGAAATGGCCGCTCTCGAAATGGACGGGGACAAGATCAAGGATGCAGCATCCCTTGACGCGCTTATTGCAGGCGCTTTTAAGCCGCTTGTATCCACGACGCAGACGCAGGGCGCGAACACCGCCACCCCGCCGAACAACAACCATGTCACCCGCTACACGACGGACGAAATCAAGAAAATGTCCGCCGCCGAAATTAACAAGAACTGGGACGCGGTAAAGGCGTCCCTCAACCGGAAAGGAGACTAATTCACAATGGCTGTAACCACTTTTATTCCCGAGCTTTGGAGCGCCCGACTTCTCTATGCGCTCGAAAAGGCGCACGTTGCCACCAACCTCGTCAACCGCAACTATGAGGGTGAGATCAGCAACCACGGCGACACCGTCCACATCAACACCATCGGTGCGATCACCGTGAAGAGCTACGCCAAAAACACCGACATCGCAGACCCGGAGGTTCTGTCCACGACCGACCAGACCCTCGTCATCGACCAGTCCAAGTACTTCAACTTCCAGGTCGATGACGTGGACAAGGTGCAGGCCGCGGGCGAGCTTGTCGATACCGCGATGGGCCGCGCCGCCTACGCCCTCGCCGACGTTTCCGACGCCTACCTTCTCGGCGTGATCGCCGCCGGCGCCGCTGCCGGCAACACCATCGGCTCCGCCGCCGCCCCCGTTGCCCTTACCGCCTCCAACGTCTACGAGAACATCGTGAAGCTCAAGACGAAGCTCGATAAGGCGAACGTCCCCAACACGGGCCGTACTATCGTCGTCCCGCCGGACGTTCATTCCCTCCTCCTGCTCGATGACCGCTTCGCCAAGAGCACCGCGACCGCCGGACAGGAAGCCCTTATCAACGGCCTTGTTGGCCGCATCGCCGGTTTCGACGTTTACATGTCCAACAACGTCAAGACCGGCACCGGCACGGACACCGGCAAGACGCCCTATTTCGAGATCACCGCGCAGATCACCGACGCAACCACCTACGCCGAGCAGATCATCAAGACCGAGGCGTACCGCATGGAAAAGCGTTTTGCCGACGCGGTAAAGGGCCTGCACGTCTACGGCGCGAAGGTCACGGACGGCACGAAGATCGCCAAGATTCTCGCCTCCGTCTCCTGATAGGAGGGCGGCAGCGTGAATGAGAATCCCAAGTGCAGCGGGGCAATGATCGACGAGATTTGCGCCTCGCTGCATAACTATTTCGCCGTGGACATTGTTCCCGGCGAGTACACCGTGAATGACGGCGAGATCACGCTGCCGTTTCTCGCCGCCGGACAGTTTTTCCGCGTCGTCGGCAGCGTCTTTTGCGACGGGGTGTATCGCTGCGGGGATAAGCTCCCCGCCGACGAAACGTTTGACGGCGCAATCTGGGCGTTGGCGATCCCGCCCGCGTTTGAGGCCGTCGCCGCCGAGATCGAGGAATGGAAGCAGAAAAACGCCGAGGTCATCAACAGTCCATACCAGAGCGAGAGCTTCGGCGGCTATTCCTACAGCAAGGGGACGGGAAGCGATTCCGTCTCATGGCAAGGCGTTTTTGCCTCCCGCCTGAACCGATGGAGGAAGATATGAGCCTATACGAGACTTTTTATGCGCCAGCCGTCGTGATGAACAAGACGAAAGTCCCGGACGGCGTCGGCGGATACGTCAACGCATGGAAAGATGGTGCGGAGATTAAAATCGCGTTCTCCGGCCTGACGCCAACGGAGCGCATTGCCGCGCAGCAGGCCGACGTGACCTATACCGACACCATCGTCACGCCGATCAACACCAACCTTGACGAGCAGGACATTATCAAGGCGGACGGAAGCTACTACCTCGTCGTTTCCAAACTTCCCAAAACGCCGACGGTATCGACGTTCCAGTTCGAGCGGTACAACGTCCGCAGATTGGCGGCGCTGCCATGACAAAGGCCGAAGCCCTCCATTCGTTCATGTCGTCGTTTGGCCTAACGGCCTACCCCAACGAGGCCGAGGCCGGCGCGGCGTTTCCGTACCTTGTCTATGAACAGGTGCTCGGTGCGTTCGACGACGGCTCCATGCCCCTGGCGGTGAACCTCTGGTATTACGGCGATTCCTACCGCCCTATCGTCGAGAAAACGCAGGAGATCTCCAACGCCATCGGCTTGGGCGGCGTTTACGTCCCCTGCGACGGCGGCGCACTGCTCATCCAGCGAGGCAGCCCGTTTTCCCAGCCGCAGACCGACGCGGCAGACAACAAGATCAAAGGCCGTTACATCAACGTGACGGTCGATTTTTTAACCCAAAATTGAGGTGAGAAAATGAAATTCAGAAAAATCCCCGAAGACACTTTTAAAAACATCGTTCTCAACGCGGGCGTTCTCCTTAAGGCGTTCACCCCGGCAACGCCTGCCATTGAGGACACGAACATCCTCGGCGCGACCACCGGCGGGATCAACTTCACCGCGACGCCCTCCTTTACCGACTTCGGCGAGGACATCGACAACTGCCCGAAAAACATGAAAGAGCTTAAAAAGCTCGATTCGTGGGAGGTTAAGCTCACGGGCACATTCATCACCATGAACACGGCCCTCATTGCCCTGCTCATGGGTGCGGGCGATGTCGGCACGACCGACACGACCAAGATCACCCCGCGCGTTGATGTCGCGTCCGCGGACTTCAAAGACCTCTGGCTCGTCTGCGACTATTCCGACAAGAACGGCGAGAACAACGGCGGTTACTGCGCCATCAAGATCATCAACGCTCTGTCCACCGGCGGCTTCTCCATGCAGAGCACCGACAAGGGAAAGGCACAGTTCTCGTTCGAGTTCACCGGCCATGTCAGCATGAGCGCGCAGACGGTCGTGCCGTTCGAGGTATATCTCAAGGAAGGGACGGATGAGGCGTGAAAAAGATGACGCTCCCGTCCGAAATCAAAGGCAAGGGCGCGCTCAGCGCCTTTGCCGCCCTCATCGACCCGCTGTGCAATCTCGTTGAGGACGAGGACACGCGGGAGATGTACCGGCAGGAGAAAAAGCCGGACGAGCGCTCCTCGCGCTCTTACATCGTCTCCCTCGTTTACAAGATCCTCTCCCGTCACGAGGACGACTTCTGCCGCATCATGGCCGTGTGCTACGGAACAACGCCCGAAAAGTACGCCGCCGAGCTCACCTACGTCAAAGCCCTGCAGGACTGGGCGGAGCTCACCGGCGATGAAGTCTGGAAGTCTTTTTTTACGGCGGCGCAGGTTGGCGCGGATCGTGCTGGCTCTGCGCCGGAGAATACGCCGGAGACCAACGAGTAAGCAGCATTGTCCGGTATGTCGCCGTCAGGGAGCACCGACGCGCGGAAGAGGAGGCGTACAGAATCTACGTCACCGACGCGCTCTATGCCCTCGTCCGCCGCGACCAGATGCTCAACCGGCGCTTCATTGACGTCCTCCGACCGCGAAAAATCGAGGAGCCGGAGGAGATCATCGCGCGCTTCCGCGCCGCATTTGGAGGCGATGAAGAATGAATGTATTTGACCTTTTTGCCAAACTCACCCTCGATACGTCCGATTTCGACAAGCAAGTCACCGATGCGTCGAAATCGTTCGACAAGCTCGGCGGCGCTGCCGAGGACATCCCCGGCGACACCCAAAAGGCGGAAAAGGCCGTTGATAAGTTCACGAGATCCGTTGAAGAGGCCACTACCGAAACAAACCAGGCCGAGACCGCGTTAAACGACGCAGAACGCTCCCTGCGCGATGTTGGGAAAGAGGCCGACAAAGCGACCCCGCCAATCGAAGATGCCGCAGACGGCCTGAAAAATGTAGGAGAAACGAGCGGCGGAGCGGACGGCGCCCTGTCCGGCCTCGGAAAGACCATTACAGGCGCCGTAACAAAAGGCCATCTTCTCGCCGCTGCAATTGAGGTCTCGGTTTCCACGATCAAAAGCTTTGCGGAAGCCGTATGGAACATGGACGAATCCACGGAGGAGTTCCGCGTCTCCATGGGCAAGCTCGACACTGCGTTCGAGACAATGGGCTACTCCACCACCAGCGCGCGAAAAACGTTCCGCGAGTTCTACAAGCTCCTCGGCGATACCGGCACAGCGGTCGAGGCCTCGCAGCTCCTCGCCCGCCTGACCACCAGCACAAAGGAACAGGCGCGTTGGACGGAGATCGCCGCCGGTGTTTACGGCACGTTTGGCGATTCCCTCCCCATAGAGGGCCTCATTGAGGCTGCAAACGAAACCGCCAAGGTCGGGCAGGTCACGGGCGTTTTGGCCGACGCGCTCAACTGGGTCGGCATTTCCGAGGACGATTTTAACATCCGCCTCGCCTCCTGTGCCGATACGGCAGAGCGCACCGCCCTCATTACCGACACCCTCGCCGCCGCGTATGACGACGCCGCCGCTGCCATGCATCGCAACAATTCCACCGTCATGAACGCCCGCGACGCGCAGCTTGAGCTTGAAGAGGCGCAGGCTGGTGTCGGCGAACAGATTTCGCGTTTGAAAACCGCGTTCAGCGGCATTTTGACCCCGTCCATCGCAAAAGTGCTCGGCTGGGTAGAAAAGCTCACAAGCGGCTTTGCCGACGTCGCCGAGAGCTGGGCCGAAACGGCGGACGAGTTTAGAAACCCCCTCCCTACAGAAAGCGTTGAGGATGCAAGGGCGCAGCTTGAGGCGTGGAACGACGAGCTTGTCCGCCTGAAAACAGAGCTTGCTGGTGTTAGCGAGGCGACGGACGCGGACACGTTCTGGCGCCTATCGTATCAGGTCGACGACCTGACCGGGAAAATCAGCCGCGGCACGGAACAGCTTGCCGATATGGAAGCGGCGGACGCTTCCGCCGCAGAAACCGCGAACGTAACCGCCGCCGCCGTCGATAAGATGACGATCAGCGCTAACGGCTTTTCCGTCGAGCTCGCCAACAGCAACCTCACCATGGAGGAGGCCACCGAGCGCCTACAGACCTATACAGACGCGGCGACGAACATGTTCTCGCGCATCAACACGGAGAGCGAGCTATCGTATCAACAGATGCTCGATAATCTGCGCCACAACATCGACGCGACAAACAATTTCGCCGACAACATGGCATCAATCGCCGGTGAGCTTCCGGCGGAGATTGCGGAGATGTTCTATGCCGGCGGTCCAGAAGTATACGCCGGAATTGTTGCCACGCTCGCCGCGGCAAACGAAGGAGGAGAGGAAGGCCTCGCCGAAATGCGTGCGATGTGGCAAGAGGGCGGGGAAGCCGCGAAAGATGCGTTCCTGCAATCCGTCGGCGCGGTGGATGTGACGGAGAACCCCGGCACGAAAATGGCGGAAGCCATGGACAGCGATGTTTCCGCCGAGCAAGCCGGGCAGAACCTCGTGAACCGAACCGCCATTGCCGTCTCCGATCAGGTGAACGTCGCGAGCTTTTACGTTTCCGGTATCGCCGCGGTAGACCGATTCATCGCCGGACTGAGCAGCCGCTCCGAGGCGGCACGCAGAGCCGGAGAATCCATCTCCAACGCGGCGGCTACCGGCATGAGCAGCGGCGGTACAGGCGGTCATTCCTCCGCCGGTGGCCTGGATTATGTCCCGTATGACGGATATCCGGCGGTTTTACACCGCGGCGAATCTGTTCTGACAAAGGCCGAGGCGGAAGACTGGCGGCGCGGTACGCCCAACGCCGCGGGCATCACCATCGTGCAGAACATCCAGAGCGTCCCGCAGACGCCTGTGGAGCTTGCCGCGGCCACGGCTGCGTATTTTGAGACGGCGAGGTGGGCAATGTGAGCAATCTTTCCAAAACCTTCCGCTACGTCAATTCGGACGGCGGCGAGATCGTCTTTGAGTATGCAAGCGGGTTTCTCATCAACAAGCCCGCGGGCATTGATACCGTCGTCTGCAAGCTCAACGAAGCGCAGGGCATCGACCAGACCGGAACAACCGTACAGAGCGTTAACGTGCAGTCCCGCCCCGTGACGATCAGCGGCATTCTCGTCGGAGAATTTCAGGCGGAGAACAAGGACGCGCTCCTCTCCGTCGTGCGCCCTGACCTCTACGGTCGGCTCTACGCCGATGACTACTACCTCGAAGTACGCCCAACGGCCACCCCGACCATCGAGGCGCGCCCGGTGTTCGCTGCGTTTCAGTTCTCGCTGACCGCGCCGTATCCCTATTGGCAGCAGGACGCATCCGCCGCCGCCACGCTCTCCGGCGTGGAATACGGCTTCAAATTCCCGTGGAATCAGTCCCGCCCGTACCGCTTCGGAACGGTCGTCCGGACACAGTTCATCAACGTCAAAAACGGCGGACAGGTGCCCGTCCCGTATACCCTAACGTTCACCGCGCTCAACGAGGTCGTCAATCCGCAGATCCTCGACGCGGCAACCGGGAAATTCATCCGTGTCAACAAAACGCTCGCCGCCGGGGAACGTGTCGTGATCGAGATCACGCACGACCGGACGTATGTTACCTCCAGCGTGGACGGCGAGTGCCGCGGCGCGCTTGAGTTAACGTCCAGCCTCTACCGGCTTTCCGTCGGGGACAATGTTTTGAAGCCGACCGCGGACAGCGGCCTTGACAGCCTGCAGGTCGCCGTTGACTTTGCGCAGGAGATCGTGGGGATAAGCGTATGAGTTTTGAAATCTATCCCCCCGATTTCTCCACACGATACCAGTTAACACACGCAATTTCCGTCCAGATAACCGAGCACTACAACGCGATCGGAAAAATACAGGTCGTTGCCCCCGTGGACGATTACAACATCGCCGCCCTCCGTGAGGGGTCGGTATTGTACAACACCACCAGAGGCACGACCTACGTTTTGGTCAACGTCAAGCATGACACGGTGCAGAACCGCATCACCGCCAATGGCTACACATCCGACTGGCTCTTAAACAAGCGCGTTGTTGCGGCAAAAACGGCCATCACGACCATCGAGACGGGCGTATATGGCCTCATCAACGACAACCTCCGCGGCCTGACACGCATCCATACGGCAACGCCAACCGGCATGACCGAGCAGTTCCAGCCGGAGGACGACGAGGACAACACCGTTTATGGCGGGCAGCTCCTCGATAAGATCATGGACGTTCTCGACACCGCCGAGCTCGGCCACCGGATGGACTGGGACGGGAATACCCTAACGCACACCTTCCGCGTCATCAAAGGCACCGACCGCACGACCGGCATTCACCGCGTTGCGTTTGTTGAAGAGCAGGGGACGTGTAGCGACCTCGTCATCAGCAAAGACGTGAGCACGTTTAAAAATGTCGCTTATGTGAAATACAAGCTGACCGACGAAACCGAGCCGGTCGCTGTCGTTGGCAGCGCCTCCGGCGACGACCGCTTCGAGCGTTGGTTCGACAGCTCGATCTCACAGGAATCGGACGGCACCGCCGACGACGCTGCCAAGTCTGCAAAGTCCTTCGGCAATATGGAGCTTGGAAAGTATATCAAGCGATCCAGCTTCGACGTTGTCATCGCCCCGTCCGAGCTCGGCATCCGCTATGACCTCGGCGACGTCGTGTTGTGCATTTCCGTCCGTTTCGGCGTGTCATTTGCTGCGCGAATCACAGGTCTGAAATACACCCTCGACCGCACCGGCGAGAAAACGCAGATCATCCTCGGCGACCCCATCCTTGACGCACTAAGTGAGGAGAAACTAAATGGCAAATATTAAATCTTTCCCGAACAACCGCGACGAATACGTCGGCGCGGAATACGCCATGCGCTGGCTGCATGGCCGCACCTCCGGCGTGTTCGCCGCGAATAACAACGCCGCCGTCGCCGCCGTGCAGAACGCCATGGCGGTCACGGTGTCAGACGGTGTCGGCTGGATCGCCAATTCAGAAGCAAACGGCGTTGTCTGGTGGAACGACGCCGAAAAAACCAACGGCGCAAAAATGCAGCTCACCGTTGACGCGGCGGACGGCGTTCTAAACCGCATCGACCGCGTAATCGTTGAATGGAAAACCACCGATTACGCCGACCTTCCGGAAATTAAAATTCTCAAAGGCATACCGGCGAGCGCGGCGGCTGCTCCTGCTCTAACAAACAACACCACGCAGCGGCAGTTGAGCCTAGCGCAGATCCTCGTCGCCGCCGGTACGACATCTATCACCGCCTCTATGATTACGGACGAGCGGCAAAACCCGGAAGTCTGCGGCCTTGTAACCGACACGTTGAGCATCGACACAAGCGTCATCAACGCGCAGTTTACCGAGCTCCTCGATCAGCTCCGCGCCGCCATCGAACAGGCGGGAAGCGGCGCTTTGCCTGACGGAACTGTAACAACGCCAAAGCTTGCCCCGAAATCAGTTACTGCCGAAAAACTTGCAGACGATATCCCGTACACCAAGTTCGGCCTTTCCGCCGATCAGGTACGGCACATCTACGCCGGAACGACGGAGCCGGACGCCGGTCTCGGCGTGGACGGGGATATCTATATCATGTACGCGAATTGAGGTGAGCTGAATGGCATGGTCACAGACAGCGCCGGAGCTTCCAAGCGGCAGCGCTTGGGAGCAGGAAAAGAGCATTTCGGGATGGTCAAACCACTGGAACTTTACCGGAAAGCTCTATATCGCCCGTTTGAATGGCAGGCAGTTTGCTGTTAAAGCAGTGCTTACGAGCGCAAACGGCAGCTACGGCACGTATTACCCGCCGAGCAAATGGAAACTCCGGTGCGATATCGGAGACGTGACCGGAACAGAGGATACGTCCTTCGACGTCTCCAAGGGGACGACCACATTCTACTTTATCGGCGAAGCCGGAGAGGGCGTAAATATCACCGTCAAGGTCGGCGGCGTAGACGCCGCGGTCGCTGTCCAAACCGCGACCTTTACCGCGCCGGCGTTGTTCGGCGCTACTGTTTACGTGAAAATTGGCGGCGGATGGAAGCCCGCGCAAGTCAAGGTCAAGATCGGCGGCGTCTGGAAGGACGCCGTGGCAAAAATCAAGGTCGGAGGGACATGGAAATGAACGGTATTGACGTTTCCGAGCATCAGGGCGATTTCGATTTCACGCCGTACAAGGATGGCTTTGTCATCATCCGCGGGGGCTACGGCGTACGAACCGTTGACCTGTGGGCAGAACGCAACATTGCCAAATGCGACGCGCTGGGCATTCCGTGGGGCGTCTACTGGTACAGCTATGCGCTGAATGTGCAGACGGCTAAATTGGAGGCGGAGCGGTGTCTGCGCTTCCTCAATGGCCGGAAGCCCCGTCTCGGCGTGTGGTTCGACATGGAGGATGCCGACGGGTACAAGGCAAAGAACGGCTTCCCGGAGAATGAGACGATCACCGCCATGTGCAAGGTGTTCTGCGCGGCTATGGAAGATGCGGGGAACAGAACCGGCGTGTACGCCAGCCTGAGCTGGTTTGATACGCACATCGGCGAGACAGGGTACGACCGCTGGATCGCCGCGTGGGGCGCGAACGACGGCGTGCATTATCCCGACCTTTCCGGAAAATGCGTCATGCAGCAGTACCGGGGCAGCCCGCTGGATCTGGATATTTTGTATGTGCCGCTTTCGCATTTTGACGATGGCGCGGCGGGCGGAGCAGAGCCCCGCCCCTACGAAAAGGACGGGGAATGCGTAAGCGTCTCGGCGATGGCGCAGGAGGTGCTCGACGGAAAGTGGGGCAACGGCGAGGAGCGAAAGCAGAAGCTCGGCGCGTGGTTTTACGATCTCGTGCAGGGCGAAGTAAACAGAATCATGGGGGCTTGACATGACAGAAATGGAAATGGTGCGCACACTCGCTGAACTCATTGCACTCGGAACCGCCATTGTTGTGCCGATTTTGAAACTCAACGCGAACATCGTCAAACTTACTGATGCTGTAAACGGGCAGAAAGAGGCAAACGGCAAACTGGAGGAATCCAACACGGAAGAGCATAAGCAGCTTCACGAACGAATCAATCACCGTAAAAGAGAAAACGAGGAGCTGGACGACCGCGTGACCGACCACGAGAACCGTATCAGCATTCTCGAACACAAATAATTTTAGGAGGAAAGACCATGAACGAGATCATCACTACCTACGGCATGGAAATCATCAAGTACATCATCCTCGCCATCTGCGGCATTGCCGCGTCCTACGCCGCGAAGCTGTACGAAAAGTACGTCAACACCGATACCAAGCGCAAGGTAGCGGCAACTACCGTTGCGTACATTGAACAGGTGTATAAGGATATCCACGGCGACGAGAAACTGTCCCGCGCCATGGCTGTCGCTGCCTCCATGCTCGAACAGAAGGGCATCAAAACCACGGAGGACGAGCTTAAGGTGCTTCTCGAAGCCGCCGTTAAGGAAATGAACGATAAGTTCAAAGCCGCCTGACGGCAACAAAAACTTTGTAAACCGACACTACGGAAAGATGAAAGAATCCGTAAAAACGTTCTGCCGCATCAATGGCGTCGAGGCGTCTGAAAGCCTCGCAGAGACACTTTTTGAAGCATACATGGAGAGTGTAGCCAATGACGACAGAGAGCCTCCTACGGAGTTTAACAACGCCGGGGACAAAGATTAAGCTGCAATTCCCGCGCGAGCTACGCGAACAGTTTGAGCGGGACTGCGGCTTTACCGACGAAGAATTAAAAATCTTCCGCCTGCGGGCAAAGGGCATGAGCGTTTTGCAAATCTCCTTTGCTATGCAGACGGACACGGAACTGTACGGCACAGAGAAAGTCGAGCGCCGTATACGGGCGATCAAGGACAAGATCGCCGCTGCAATCGAATGATGGATTATTGATGGATTATTGAGGGCTAACCGATGGGTTAGCCCTCTTTTTTTGTGCGAAAATTTTGGTAGTGGGAGGCGACCGCATGAAATATTTCAACCCGAATCCGGCAGGCAAGGCCGTGGGCGATTGCGTGATCCGCGCGATTGCTAAGGCGACCGGCGACAGCTGGGGCAAGGTGTATATGGACTTGGCGGCGACTGGACACGAGCTGTCCGATATGCCGTCATCTAATGCGGTCTGGGGCGCGTATCTCCGCCGTCGTGGATTTGCGCGCTCCGCTCTCCCGGATTACGACGGCTATACCGTCCGGCAGTTTGCCGCCGAACACCCCCGAGGCGCATACATTCTCGCCTTGAGCGGCCACGTCGTGGCGGTCGTGGACGGAGAGTATTTTGACGCCTGGGATTCCGGCAACGAAACACCAATCTACGTTTGGGAGGAAAAACGATGAACTATCCGCCGTATTACCAGCCGAGCTACCAACAGCCATACGCCCCGCCGATGATGGATCAGCTCGCGCAGCTCCGTGCGCAGCAGCCCGCCCCGAACCCGATGATCTGGGTGCAGGGCGAAGCCGCCGCCAAGTCCTACCTTGTCGCGGCTGGGAACACCGTCCCGCTGTGGGACAGTGAGAACATGTGCATCTATGTCAAGTCCGTTGACGCTTCGGGCGTTCCATCCATGCGCATCCTCGACTACACCGAGCGAGCCAAAGCCGCGCCGACACAGACACCAACACCGGAGTATGTCACCCGCGCGGAATTTGAAGCGTTCGCGGCGCAGTTCGCGCCGAAGAAAACCGCAAAGAAAGCAGAGGTGCCCGAAAATGAGTAACCCCCTGTTTCAGGCGCTCGGCGGCGGGCAGAACAACCAGTTCGCCCAGCTTGTCCAGCAGTTCCAGCAATTCCGAAACACCTTTCGCGGCGATCCGCAGCAGGAGGTGCAGAAGCTGTTGCAAAGCGGCAAAATCTCGCAGCAGCAGCTAAACCAATTGCAAAGCGCCGCGCAGCAATTCCAGGCGCTCTTACGTTGAATTTATCCGGCCGGATAAAAAATATTTTTTGAAAGGAAAATTGAACAATGTCTCTTACCGACGGTGGTATCCAGCCCACCATGCCCGTAACTCCTACCGGCGTGAATAACGGCGGCTGGGGCGGCTTCGGCGGCGACGGATGGTGGATCATCCTCTTCTTCATTGTCCTCTTCGGCTGGGGCGGCAACGGCTTCGGCGGTAGTCGTGGCGGTGTGACCGATGGTTACATCCTCGCCTCCGACTTTGCCAACATCGAGCGCAAGCTCGACGGCGTGAACAACGGCCTCTGCGATGGTTTCTTCGCGCAGGCGCAGCTCATCAACGGCGTGCAGCAGAACCTGAGCAACGGCTTTATGTCCGCCGAACTCTCCCGCGCGAACCAGCAGTCTGCCCTCATGGCGCAGCTCTTCCAGATGCAGATGCAGTCGCAGGAGTGCTGCTGCGAGAATCGCGCCGCCGTTGCGCAGGTGCGCTATGACATGGCAACGCAGGGCTGCGAAACCCGCAACACCGTGCAGAACGCCGCGCGCGACATCATCGACAACGCCAACGGAAACAGCAAGGCCATCCTCGACTTCCTCGTGCAGAGCAAGATGCGCGATCTCGAAAGCGAGAACCAGTCCCTCAAGCTCGCGGCCTCCCAGGCGGCGCAGAACAACTACCTCGTCTCTGCCCTCCGTCCGTCGCCCATCCCGGCGTATCAGGTCGCAAATCCATATTGCTGCAGCTACGGCTGCGGTTGTAGCGCCTAAACTTAATACCGAGAGCTTGCCCCCAGCGGCATGGTCGGCATAATGCCGACGCTTAACACACGGCGGCGGGGCATTATACCCCGCCGCTCTTTTTGAAAGGAGAAAACCACAATGGCTGAATTTATCAACGCCTCGACGTCGCTTGTCGCCGCCGGGCAGAACGTCCCCCTCACCGAAACAGCAGTTGCCGGGAATTGCGGTATCGTCCACCGCGAGGGCGCGGGCATCGTCACCCTCCGAGGCCTGACGAATCAGTGCCGCGCTCGGTACAAAGTGTCCTTCGGCGCAAACATCGCCATCCCCACCGGCGGAACGGTCGAAGCAATTTCCCTTGCCCTCGCCGTCAACGGCGAGCCGCTTGTTAGCGCCACCGCCATCGTTACCCCCGCCGCCGTCGGCGATTACGGAAACGTGTTTGTTTCCGCAAACGTCGATGTTCCCCGCGGCTGCTGCCTGACTGTCGCGGCGGAGAACATCAGCGGACAGGCCATCAACGTTGCCAACGCCAACATGATCGTTGAGCGCGTGGCGTGAAAGGAGAAAAACCATGAGTGAATATGCAATGAAGTCTATCCGCGAAAAGCTCTGCCGCGAGCTGGACGAAGTGGCCCGTAAGCCCGACCTCGGCGCTGGCGATCTCGATATCCTCCACAAAATCACCGACACCGTAAAGAACATCGACAAAATCGAAATGCTCGAAGACGGGGACTATTCCCGCGCCGGTGAGTTGGAGGCGGATATGCGCGGAACCTACGGTCGCGGCAGCAGCTACGCCCGCCGCGGTACGCACTACGTCCGCGGCCACTACAGCCGAGACGGCGAGGGCGACCGCTACAGCGAACGGTACAGCCGCGACGGTATGCGCGAGCATATCGAGGGCATGATGCGCGACGCGCAGGACGACCGTACCCGCGAGGCGCTGCGACGCTGCCTCGACGATCTCGGCTGACATGCTGGACGCACTCGAGATTCGCAAGGAGATAGCGAGACTCGAGTATGAGGAGTCGAGCTATCCCAATTATGCCAAGTTAGCCACGCTCTACACCATCCGCGCCGAAATGAACAAGGCAAACGAGCCGCAGAGCGCCGCGCCGCGAGGGCAGTCCATCCCGGCCTATTCCGGCGCGGCCTACGGAAACAGCGAATTTCTCCGCACCATCTCGGATAAAGAGCCGCGAGACGCATGGCGGGTGATGGATGAGCTGATGGAGAGCCTGAGCGTGATGCAGCCAAAGACCTACGCCGCGGTCATGAACAAACTAAACGATCTATAAGCAAGAAAACGCTGGGGATTAACCCCAGCGTTTCTTTCGCGGTATGCTGAATCTCAGCAGCCCGCCCGCGATGGAAAAGTTATGGAAATTCGTGGTACCGGTGAGGGGACACCCTGAATTTTCGTCCCCTCGGTCTATTGGTTGTAGGTCAATGTTTATTCCATCTTCGGAAAAGTCAAAATGTCCGTTAGGGTCTGCGTCCAGAAGCGTCCATACAACGATTTTGTCTTTGCCGACTTCCACGCGCATTACCAACGACAAAAGCGCGTTTACATCGTCTCCTGCGGCGTTTAACAACGTCCTAAGACGATCCTCTGGTATCTGCGTACCATCGGCGCTGTGTTTCAACGTTGTCATTTGCTGGTCAATTTCCGCAAGCTCTTCTTCAAGCTCCTGCATCTTCGTTTTCAATGTCTGGCTGTGCAGCCCCGCAAGAATCGCATTTGTTCCCGCTTCGAGCTGCCGGTTGATTTCCATCCTTCGGGCGAGAAGAATTTGCATCCGCTGTGTGGCGACGTTGATTATTTCGTTTTTTTCTTCTCGGATAATGCTGATAATGTTTTCTATGTTTCCCGGATTTCCCAGGATTTCGCGTATAGCATCAGCGACGATGTTTTCCAGCTCTCCTGCGCCGATCTGCGGATTATCACATTGCCCGGTTCGCTTTTTCCCGGAACATGCGTAGTAGTAATACGTCTTTTTCGAGCTAACGATCGTCATGGCGCTTTTGCATTCGCGGCAGAACACTTTCCCCTTGAGCGGGTATTCTCGTGCCTTCGGTGGCCTGCCAGCCTGCACACGTCGGTTATCTTCCATCTTCTTCTGCACCCTTTCCCACGTTTCACGGTCGATGATTGCCGGGACGGCGTTCTCCATCCGCATTGTTCTGACAGAAAAAGAATGCGAATTTCGCGTACCGTCCGGTCGGCGCTCGCTCCTGCCGTACACAATATTCCCGATATACTTCTCATTCTTCAACAGGTCATGCAGGCTGTTCGTTCCGAAGCATCCGCCGCGTTTTGTGCGCGTCCCGGAATCGTTCAGCCATTTTATTATTTCCCGATACGATTTCCCCGCGGCGTACTGCCGGAATATCTCCCGTACGGTTTCAGCCTCATCATCGTTGATGACAAGGCGCTCGTCCTCTACGTCGTACCCCAGCGGCGGCTTTCCGCCCGTGTGCTTGCCCTGCTCCGCCATGTAACGCATCTTTTCGATGACCTTCTGCCGCGTTTGTAGCACCCACATCTGATTCATCAGAGCCATGCTGCCCTCGGACAGAAACGTCATCGGGTCGCGCAGGTCGCCGCCGATGATCGGCTGCGTCACGGCCACGACGCGCACACCATAGCACGCCATCTGTTCGCGGAATTGAAACCACGCCGTCAGCTTGCGGAACATTCGAGACTGGTCGTAAATAACAACCGTGTCCGCCCCGCCCTCGGCGAGCTGCCGCATCATGCGGGCATACTCCGGTCTTGTGTTCTTCATGCCGGATGTAGCCTCGTCAGCGAACACGTCCAGTACAGAAAGGTGCTCCCGTGCGCACCACTCGCGGCACTTCTGCACCTGCACGTCGATGCTGTCCACCTCTTGATTGTCGGTTGAGAAGCGAGCAAGAATGTACGCTCCGTGTGTCAGTCTCATTTCTTTCTCCCTTTGCGGATGCTTTTGAACGCGTAAATGATGGTTGCGACGGAGGCGTTCAGTATCAGGGCGAGGACGCCCGCAAGAACGCTTGTCCCCGCCGAGCGGAAAATACCGGCGGTCTCTACCTGGATGTCAAATATGACGTACCATACAACGGCGCACAAAAGAATACTGCATACGCCTATGAGCATATAAATTGTCCTTGTGTGTGTTTCCCCCTGCTTTTTCATCCCTGCGTTCATTTCTTGCAGGTGCTTTACCTCGCCGGATAACCGCACGTTCTCCAATTCCAGCTCATGGACATACTGCGTGTCCGGCTGCTCATCCAGACCGACAAGCTCATTCAGCGACAGATTCAATACCTTGCAAGTAGCAGCGGCATAAAAAAGGAGCGGGTGCTTGACCCGCCCTGCATTTGTGTCGCAGATGTTGTTATAGGGGACGCCGGACAGGTCGGACAACTCTTGCAGGGTAAAGCCGCTGGCATTTTTCGCCTTGCGAATTTTGGTGGGATAATCGTCTAAGTAAGGCTGTAGGTCTGTGAGCGCGGACACTTTTTATCCATCTCCATTCAGTTGTTGTTTTTCCCAACAGTTTTGGGAACGGTTCTTGAGTTTTCCTCCTGATTTGTGATTTACAACATGGACTTTATAAACAGAACGGGGTACGCTTGATTCGTGGCAGACGTGTCGGTTTACCACCTTTCTCAAAGCCCCGGCAGAGGTTGCCGCCAATGCCGGGGCACTTCTCAAAGTTAATCGACGTATTCAGCGCCGATTGCGTCGGCGATGTTTTTGCCGGATACGGTTTCAACTTCAACGCCCATCTCTTTCAACTTTTCGGCGGTAACGTATTTTGTCGCGCTCTCCATTCCGTAAAGTTTATTTCGTCCCTCGATAAGGACAGAGGAACCGTTAACAATCTCCGAAAGTGTCTCCCCGGCATATAGACCGCTTGAGCTAACCCAGTCGAAATGAACGCAAGTAAAAATATTTGTTGCCTTTGACCCGACAACAGTAAAACGGTTAATGTCACCGTATATTTTCATTCCGTCCGAATTGGCGATGTTATTCTTCAATGTCAGGCAATCGGCGACTATAGGAAGCTCCATGTACTGTTCTTTCGCCGCGTCAAGCGCCGTCGTATCCGCGGCGGTCTTTTCTTCATCGGTAAGCGCGTCGTAAGCATCCATCGCGGCGCGGATTGTGTCCCAACTGTCGTATGTGATCTCCGTAGGCAGAGCGTCGACGGCGGTTTCGTAGTCCGTCATTTCCTGCGACTTCTGTGGCTCTTTCGGTGCCGCCGCGCCGCACGCGCAAAGCGTGAAAACGAGCGCAAAGACTAATGCAAGGGCAAGCAGTTTCTTTCTCATAATATCCCACTCCTATTAAATTTTTGTTGTGGCTGTGTTCAGAATAACGCTTTTCATCGATAGAATCAAGTTTAAATTTGTCGAAAGGCAATAAAATAAGGAGGAAGCAATGGAAAAGGAACGCCAAATCGAGAAGATCATCCGTCTTTTGTACCTCATGGACGAAAAACTCCTGCGCCTCTTATACATCACCGCGCTCAACATGCTGTAGCCGAATAGAGAATTGCCCGGTACGGATCACTCCGTATCGGGCTTTTTTATTGTCTCGGCAAACCGCCGCAGGGCGCGGGCGAGAGTTTCCCATTCCTCTACCGGCGTTTCCGCCATGAACTTGATGATGCTCTCCTCAATGTCCGTGATATGCCCGCCGGTGATCTTGCCGACGTACGCCGCGATGGTGTCCTCGCGCGAGAGCTGCATGAACGGCTCGCCCGTGCCGTCCCGCAGCCAGTCCTCGTTGACGTTGTATACGCGGCATATATCGGCAATCGTTCGGTCGCTCGGTTGCTTAGTCCCGGCGCAAACGGCGGAAATAAACTGCGGCGATACGTTGATGCTCTCCGCAAACTGAGTCTTGGTCATTCCCTTTGCGTGGATTAGAGCGGCGATTTGCTTATTTAAGATATCCATTTTTCGTTACCTCCTTTCGCTATCAATATAACACTGGCGGGCGTGATAGTCAAGAAAATTTTAAACCTAGTTTCAAAAAATGCTTGACATTTAAACTAAGTAGCGTTAAAATGAAACCAAGTTGAGCGAGCAACCAACCCCCGCCTGTCATGGCGGCAGAAAGGAGGCGAAAACGTGAAGTTTACGAAAATACCCGAAGCCCCGTTTATCGAGGCAAAGCAAGAGCTTCAAAGGAAGGTCTACCGGCTCTGGAAGCGACAGGTTGAGCAGTTGGAAGCAACAGACCTCAGCTGCCTTACACCGACGGAGCTTGCCGCCGCCATGGACGCAACAACGCAGATGTGGCGCGAAATGGAAAAGACCGGCTGGCATGACGATGTTTGGGAAGGAGACAAAAACGTGAAAGCCGTAAAGATCACCCTCAAAGGCCGTGCGTTGACGGCGGCGGTCGAATCCGGTCTTATCCGCCGGAAGCTCTCCGGAGACATCCCGATGCGGAAGTTTGAGCGGTTCTGGGCGCTGTTTTCCCCGTGGCTATCGACCGACGCGGAACAGGGCGACGATCTCTACCAAATGGTCGAAGCACCAGCCGACAGCGCCGCCGATGACGAGAAACAGGAAGTCACGCCAGAATGACCGCCGCTTCTCTTTCCGCTGCATTTCCCGCAGAAACAGGTAGTTTTTCCCGGCTTCGTTTATTTTCGCACCGTGAGCAAACCAGCCGTTTGCCGTGGTTTCATACTTCTCGGCAAGCCCTAAGCGGATGAGATTGTCCAGCGTATCGGCGTTTTCTTTATCCCGCAGCACAGCGCCGGAGGTCAATTCCGCAAGCGCTTCCGCCTCGTTCTTCGGCAGATCGACATTCAGCAAATCCGAAATATTCAAAATACCACCCCCGCCGCCAATATACCACACGGCGGACGGGAAAGAAAGGAGAAACCCCATGAGCGAAAAGGAAAAGCAGGCTGCAAAGGAAGTCATCGACAGCCTGAAACAGATTCCCCCGGATGGCGCGGATTATGTCCGCGGCTATTTGCAGGGCAGACTTGACGGCATCAAATCCGAGAAGAAAGAGGATAAAGAATGAACTGGTTAATTCTATCTTGCGTATGCGCTCTCGTTTCCGTGGCGGCTGGTCTGTTAACGCGAAAGTTTGCGTATGACGACAGGCCGATTTCTGTTAGCGCTGCATATGCGGTGGCCGCGATTGCATGCATCGTCTTTTTTCTCTTACTCGCCGTTAGTGATAGAACGGAAGAAAGCGTGTTTGCAGAGCAGAAAAAGTATATCGAATCCCATGTTTCGCAAACCGAGATCGAGGACGCGGCACTAACGTCGAAGAAAATCGAGCTGAACGCATGGCTTTACACGGCGCAGTACATAAAAAGCCATTATAAAAGATGGTCGTGTTACTCGGATGAGATTCTGGATTGGGAACCGATACAGTAAGGAGGGAGAGTAAATGCTCATCATTGATCGCAAGACCGGGGCGATCAAAGCACGGGAAATCACGCAGGAGCAGCGCGACACCCTCTGGGGCGAGCTTTTACGGAATTACATCCACAAGCACCCCGAGGCGCTGGCCGAGAAGGACAAAGGCGATGATCGCCCCTTGTAAGGACTGTTCCGAGCGTCACGTCGGCTGCCATGCATCCTGCCGCCGGTACGCCGAATTTAAGTCCGGGTGCAATGCCCGGCGGGAAGCTCGGACAAAACTGCACCCCATCGCCGATTACACCATCGACATCACAAAGAGAGTACAAAAAGCGGCCCACCGCCGCAGAAAGTAGGAAAACAACCATGACAAAAGCAAAGGCAAAGTTCGCCACCACCGCGATCATGACGCTTCTGGCGGCTGTGATCTTCTTCGTCTGGAAATTCGGAAACGGCCTCGGCTTTGCCGTCATCGAGGGCATCTTCGCGGTCTACGGCTTTTCCAGTCTTGCCGATGACTGCAGCCGCTGGCTTCAACTGCCGGACACGGCGATCATGCAGAGAGGGGGACGGCATTGAACGACACACGTTATACGGCCATCGCCGCCGCGCTCCGGGAAGAGTTCCCGAAGGCCAATAAGGGCACGGTGAGCATGGCCCTCCACACGAACGACTACGGCGTGAAGTTCTGCACCAGAGCGCAGGAGATTTATGACACCGTGACGCAGCGCAAGCCCCGCACACCGCGCCGCGTCAAGCCCATACGGTTACAATGCCGCCTGACCGAAAGCACCGCACAGCGCGTTAAACAGGCGCTGGAAAGAAACGGCATCGCATCCATGCAGACGTTTTTGGAATCCCTTGTGCTGGCATGGCTCGCACAAAGCGAAAGCGCCGCCGGTGGAGATGACACCGACAGCGCTTACAGGAAAAACAACCTTGCTTCAAATTCTACAGCAAAGGAGGCGGAATTGTCAAGTGTCCAGAACGTGCCGCTGCCGTGACTGCGGCGAGGACGGATTTTACCCCGTCGTCTATGCCGACGAGGGATACGGCTGGGAGCGCTGCCCGACCTGCGGGTCTGACCGGATCGAGTGGGGAAACAAATGCCCCTTGTGCGGGCGGTACGCCGAGAAAATCTACTGCGACGACTGCGCCCGGAACCTCCGCGACCGCTTCCACGAGCTTTTAATCTGCAATTTTGGCAAAGAAGAGATCAAAGCCTTAAACGAAATTTTTGACGGAAAGGAAATTGAATAATGGAAGAACGCAAAATCAACATCATGCTCAACGCTACCGCCGAGCTGAACCGAAAGGAAACGGACGACATTTATATCCCCATCCGGTCGAGTGAGTACCGGAAGCTGATTTCCGGCTATTACGAAATGGAAAAGAAACTCGAAGCGGAAAAAGACGATGCCACGCGCTGGGGTTCTGAAGCCTACCGCAGCGGGCAGAGAATCAAGGCGCTGGAATCCGAGCTTGCCGATCTTCGGAAGAAGCTCGCGGAGGTAAAGGAGGCGGCGGAATGAAGCGCTTTCGCCTCCTCCGCCCGGACGAGATCGAGTGCCGCATCCAGAAAATCTATGAGAGAAACGGCGTCGCAACATCCGTTGCCATTCTGCTTTATAAAACCGCACGAACCGACGCTGACCTTCTGGATGAAACAGTCGGCAGTGACAAATGGGAGAACGACTTCAAGTTGATCGACGGAACGTTGTACGGCGGAATCGGCGTCGATTTCGGTGACGGTCATCTTGTTTGGAAATGGGATGCAGGAACGGAGAGCAACACCGAAGCGGAAAAAGGCCGCGCCTCCGACGCTTTCAAGCGTGCCGGTTCCAAACACGGCATTGGTCGTGAGCTGTATTCCTCGCCGAAAATCTTTATCGAAGCCGAAAAATGCAAGAAGCTGAAACAGAACGAGCGGTCCGGCAAATGGGAATGCTACGACGATTTCGATGTAACGAAAATCGAATATGACACGGCAGAACGCATTAAATCGCTGGAAATCTCCGTTGACGGGCGCGTTGTGTTTTCCTACCCGAAACGGAGCTTTCCAAAGGATACACGCCCTGACCTGAACGCAGAATATGAGCCGCCTGTGAAAGCAGAGACGAAGAAGCCTGACAACATCATCATCGGAGGGAACGATAAACCGTTTTCTCCCGTGTGTGCCGATTGCGGAGCGAGCATTTCTGAAAAAGTCCACGATTACAGCGCACGAAAGTTTGGCCGCCCGCTCTGCATGAGCTGTCAGAAAAAAGCATGAAGGTTGACAAGGCAATCTGGGAGGGCGGCTACCTGAAGCTCCATACCGCAGACGTGGACGCGAGGCACTTTGCCTACGCGTTCACGCCGGGGGAATATGAGATACGTCCTAAAAGGTCGCTGCGAAGCCTTGAGGCAAACGCGCTGTTTTGGAAACTATGCCAAGACGTTGCACAAGCCGTCGGGCTGACGAAGAACGAGGTATACAAAAACGCGATCCGCGAAGTCGGAACTTATTCCACGCTTATTATTGATTACGCGGCTATCCCGCAATTTGAAAAGAGCTGGGCAAGCAAAGGCATCGGTTGGTTTTGCGATGTTGCCGACGACGCGCAGGAAGAAGGGAAAAAGATTATCCTCGCATATCACGGCAGCAGCACTTACACCGTAAAGCAAATGTCCGCGTTGATCGACAACATCATGCAGGACGCAAAGGCGGTTGGCGTTGAAACGCTTTCCGACAGAGAAAGGAGCTTGATTCTTGACGAATGCGCAAAGCGCCATTGAGGAATGGCGGGATATTCCCGGGACAGACGGAATGTACCAAATCAGCAGTTTTGGAAATGTACGTTCTCGTGCAAAAGGAACGTGGCATTTTTTGAAGCTGCGCAAGAACTCGCAAGGATACAACAGGGTTCTTCTGTCGATTCCGGAAAGAAAGCAGCCGCTTGTTCACCGTCTCGTCGCGGAAGCATTTATTCCGAATCGCGATAATCTGCCGATTGTTAACCACAAAGATTTTAATCCTTTGAATTGCCGGGTAGACAACCTCGAATGGACAACTCTGCAAGGGAACTACGATTATTCCGCCAAACGAGGAAGATTTGTTCGCACGGCTGTATGGAAGGAGCGTCTTTCAAAAACCCTGCGCTCGACGATGGGAAAACCAATAATCGGCACTCCGCTTAACGGCGGCTCGGAAATCGTTCTAAGCTCTCTGAATCAGTGCAGAGAATACGGATTTCAGCCGTCGTGTGTTTGCAACTGCTGCAAAGGTAAACGTCGCCAGACGGGCGGCTACACATGGAGATACGCCGATGAAAAGAATCTCAAGCAAACGCGCTAAGGCGTGCGCGATATCCCCGGCGGTGAAGAAACGCGTGTGGGAGCGCGACCATCACTGCTGCGTATATTGCAAATCCATTTACGCTTTCCCCGAAGCCCATTACATTCCCCGTTCCCGCGGCGGGCTGGGTATCGAGGAAAACGTGCTGACCCTCTGCCGCCTCTGCCATGATGCATTCGACAACGGCACGGCGACGATGCGGCAGGAGATCGGGCACTACTGCCGGGACTATCTCAAAGCCCATTACCGCTGCTGGGACGAACAAAATTTAATCTACCGAAAGGATGATCCAAGATGGCAATGAACACCTGCGTTCTCATGGGACGCCTCACACGCGATCCTGAGAAGCGATACACGGCGAACAACACGCCGGTCGCGTCGTTTGCGATCGCCGTTGACCGCTTCAAGGATGGCACAGACTTTTTCGACATAACCGCATGGCGAGAGACCGGCGAATTCGTCTCCAAGTGGTTTTCCAAGGGCGACATGATCTGTGTCCGCGGTCGCATCCAGAACCGCGATTGGACGGATAAAAACGGCAACGCCCGCCGGTCAACGGAAATCGTCGCGGATGAGGTCAGCTTCTGCGGCGGCAAAAAGGACAAGCCCGACCAGAAGGAAGTCTACGAGCGCGCGAACCTAGCGCCGGTAGAGGATGACGGACAGCTTCCGTTCTGACGGAGGCGCACAATGGCATTAGAGAGCTTCAATGCCTATCACAGCTACCTTGACACCATGGAAGCGCTGAACGACGCTGAGTGCGGGAGACTGTTCAGGGCGCTGCTGGAATACAGCGCGACCGGCGCAGCTCCGGAACTCCGCGGTAATGAACGCTTTGTCTTCCCCGGCATGAGGTCGCAGATCGATAGGGACATTGAGAAATACAACGCCAAATGCGCGCGAAACCGCGAGAACGGAGAAAAGGGTGGGGGGCATTCGCCCCCGAACGCCCCCGAACGCCCCAGAACGCACCCCAAGGACAAAGACAAAGACAAGGACAAAGACAAGGACAAAGACAAGGACAAAGACAGATGTTTTCCCTCTGACGAGGAAAAACATAAAGGCGCTTCCGCGTTGGATGCGGCTTTGAACGATTTTGCGGAAATGCGGAAAAAGATGCGCAAACCGCTTACCGACCGCGCCCTTGCTCTCACGCTTTCCGAGCTGGAAAAGCTCGCCCCCGGCGATGACGAGAAGAAGATCGCCATACTCAACCAGAGCATCCAGAGAGGATGGCAGGGTGTTTTCCCGCTCAAGGACGAGCTGGAAGCGCCAAAGAAAACAGCTCCCGCCCGTATGCCGCATAAAGACGATTCAGAGCGGCTACAAAGAATTTTAGCAAATCTTGAAAATAAACCAAACGAGGAGGAAAGACCATGAGCGATAATATGCACGGCTTTAAAGCCTATGAACCCGGCTTGATCTGCCGTGGACACAAATACGAAGAGAACACGGTTTACAAAAAATCCGGTTACGGCATCTGCGTTCCGGGCGTAACACACTACTGTGTTAATCCGTTCGACGTTTTAGACCATTACCCGCTTGTCCGACCGGACGGACAGTTCAGCGACTTCACAACCGTGGAAGTTATCGATCCTCCGGTAACGGATGACGACAAGAAATTCGCAACCAGCACGATTAAAATCGGCGTAAAGCTTGGCTTTTCCGGCTTTATTCAGGCGTGCGTTGATTTTCTTTTTGAGAAAACGATTAAGAAAATGCCGAAGCCGGAGGACGTTGACGTTTCCGATGCCGCGCAGATCGGCAGTTCCGGCAATGCCGCGCAGATCGGCAGTTCCGGCAATGCCGCGCAGATCGGCAGTTCCGGCGATGCCGCGCAGATCGGCAGTTCCGGCAGATACGCGAAGATCGGCAGTTCCGGCAGATACGCGCAGATCGGCAGTTCCGGCGATGCCGCGCA